GCCTTAACCGGCGCTGGAGTAGCGGCCTTGACTGTGGTTGGTGCTGGAGCAGGAGCTTTAGCAGGCGCAGCCTTGACGGGCGCTGGAGCAGGAGCTTTAGCTGGGGCTGCAGCCTTAACCGGAGCCGGGGCAGCTTTAGTTGGAGCCGGGGTCTTGGTTGATGCTGGAGGCAGCAATGCCTGCATTGACTTCAGCGGAGCAGGGGCTGGAGCTTTCGCTGGGGCCTTTGCTGGCGTTTGTGATTTGAGATATGTTTGCCACGAGTCGGCCAAGGATTTGGCTGAAGGTGCTGGGGCCTTTGCTGTAGTCGCGGCCTTAGAGGCAGGTGCGGCAGTCTTCGCTTGAGATTCGTTTATTTTTTTGAACGCAGCCAACAACTTGGGGTCAATTGTTCCCATAACTTACTCCATGATGGCGCTAAATTGAGCGGCCCAGTCCTGCCAATTGTCGTAAAGTTCTGGGCCCGGGATGCCGTTTTTTGCAAACAAGTCAATCCCCTTGATGCTGTCAGCCCAAACTGCCCACAACTTTTCATCTGGTGGGTTGCCTAGACTTTGAGCGGCATATTGCTCACAAATCAAGGAGGCCCAGCCATTCCAAGTCTGATAACGAGGATCGTAAAAGGTTGTCATTTAATATCCTCTGACGTCGCCCAGTTGTGCGCTGAGAAGAAGTTTGCCGAGTTGATAGTCGCCACCCTGCACGTTGCTAGTAAAACGCAACCTGAACTCTCGACGCTGCTCTTTCATGTCGATCTTGTTAGTGTTTGGCTCAAACGTGTAGTTTTTGCTCACATAGTCATCGGACTGAGCATACGGACGGCCAGTGACGTTGACATACATTTCGCCGTTTTGAATAAAGTCTGGCTCTATGCGCTCAACCCATAGCCACCTATTATCGCCAACCATCTGTGGCTGAGACGGCCCACCAGCAACCCATCCAAGATCGTTCGTCTCAAAGAAGCTAGGAATAGCAAGAGCATTAAGACCGAATACTGCATCAACGCCATATTCGTGCTGCCAAAGAGTGGTCAGGTCGTTGATGTGGGTTACTTTTGCTTGGAACCCAGAGCCACCAGCCAAGGATGGCGCGGTCAAAACATCATCAACGGCATACCCAGAGCCATTGGATGTCATGATGCAGCTAACAACCGCACCGCCATAGACGATGATGGTTGCAATAGCTCCGCTGCCGTTGCCAGAGGTGCTCATTGGCACATTGGTAAACGTACCATTGGTGTAGGAAGAGCCGCTGACAAAAATTGTGGTCCCAGAAATTGCCCCGGTTGCAACAGCATCTGTATCTACATACAGAGGGTAGTTGAACACTTGGGTGAAGTACCCGGTAGACCGTCTGGCACCGTCTGCCGATCCAGCGTCATACCAAGTCTTTTCGCGGATGTTGTAGATGATGGCATCGTTGCACTCGAGAGAGTCGCCACGAGGGTAGTACCACCAAATCTCACCAAACCGAGTGACCTTAGAAGCCCAAACTTTTTGACGCTGCTCGTAGTTGAGATTGTTAAAAAAATAGTTTTGGTTCATGTCGTTCTGGATTTCCTGAACGGTGCCGTTGTACAGCAAGAACCTATCGGTGCCAATCCAGTAATAAATACCGTCGTATTCAATGACGCACTGTGAAGACAGGATGGATGTCTGTGCGCTAATGACGTCATATCGCCAATAAAACGTACTGGCAGTGCCGCCTGCGCTAATTGTTGTTGGCGTATAGCTCACGCGAACCAAAGAGTCTAGACTCCAAAACAACCCTGCTGGAGAGTTAGAGCCGCCTCGCACCGGAAGACCCCTGACAAACTTTCCGGTGGCCACGTTGGTTTCGTTGGCGTCAGGAGAGTTCCAGTCAAATGGGTTACCTGCAGAGCAGTTTCTGATAAGGCCATCATTGCCGTACACAAAGATGTACGGGTGCAAGCTGACTACACCGCCACTTACCGAAATAATTTCTCCGGTTGGATTTGCTCCGCTGGTGTCTTCTAGTTGCGTAAAAATAGAATCCGCAGACGAGTACAACACAGGAGCATTGATGGTGCTACTGATGTCGTCTAGATTTTGCCCGGGGTGAGCAATCAAATAATTTGAGCCGCCCTGAGAGTTAAAGAATGTATCGAACTGCCAGAGATTGGCATCGGAACGTGAGAAGTAATTGCTGATGCTGGCAATGGAGGACGTAAATCCAGTGCTGTTGTAAACGGCTGTTGCAGGGACAGAAAACCCGCTGCCGTTGTTTACAGACTCTACAGTAAGAGAGAATCCTGAACTGTTATTGATGCTGGCAACCGGGACTGAAAAGCCAACACCCCCCAATCCAATGCTCAAAGAATTGCCAACAAGGTAATTTGTTCCTGCATTTTGCAGGGTCACTGAAATGACTATGCCGCCAACAATCTTAACAAGGGCTGTTGCGCCTGAACCCGATCCGCCAGTCAATGGGGTGACTGTTGTTCCATTGGTGTAGCCTGAACCTGCAACGAAGGTCCCAAGCCCAGTGATGACGCCATTTACGCCGCCAATTGTGCTGCTGGCTGCACTTAGAACATCGCCCACAAGGTAGTTAATGCCCGGGGTTGTAACAGTGACCCGGCCTACCAGCCCTGTTTGCAAGTTATCGACTTGAGCAGAAAAGCCAGTGCTGGCATTTACCGTGGAGACGGTATACACAAAACCACTACCAAGACCGCCCAAATTGAGGGCTGAAGCAGAAACGGTATTGGTTGCTGCGTACCCAATTCCCGGAGACGGAATGCTTACAAATGATACATTGCCTGCCGAATTAACAGTAATGTTTGCATTGGCAAGTGAGCCAGTGCCGGTCAGTGTAGTCAGTGGAACGTTGTAGTAGGTGCCGGGGGTGTATCCTGAACCGGCATTGGAAATGGTCCCCGTAGCAATGCCAACACCAATGGCTGACGCTGCACAAGAAAGGGTGTCGCCGACTACATAATTGTTGCCGCCATAGGTCAGAACAACACTAGAGACAACGTTGCCAGACACAACAATATTAGCCGTGGCTCCGGTTCCAGCGCCGCCAGTCAATGGAACATTCAGGTATGTGCCGTTTGTATATGAAGCGCCAGCCTGTACGTTGGTGAATGCGTTCACCCCAGCGTTCTCAACAATCACAGTCCCAATTGCCCCGCCGCCACTGCCGCCAGTCAATCCAACGTTGGTGTACGTCCCCGGCGTATAGCCTTGCCCACGCGACAGGTTGCCAATGGTGTTAATAACGCCAACCTTCGCTCCGATCAGGGCATTTGATGCGGATAAATTGTCTGTTGCAGCAATAGCAATGCTACCAATCAGGTGAGGATTGGAAATTGTGTACGTTCCAATGCCCCCTGTTCCAGTTCCCAAGGCGGTAATGACGGTTCCTGCTGAAATACCGGCACCAGAAATAGTCTGGCCAACTGCTAGATAGCCAATGCTAGATACGTCAACTGCGGTGACGGTCAGGGTGTAGTAAGAAATTGATCCGGTAACGCTTGGTTTACTGTACCCAATGCCTCTAGAGTTAACGGTAACTGCGGTTACCGCGCTACCAGACACAGTGACGTCAGCAATTGCTCCAGACCCGGTGCCGCCAGTCAATGGGACGTTGTAGTACGTTCCGTTATCGTAAAAGTTTCCACCCACAATGGTTCCAAGCGTTTGGACCCCATTGCCAATGTACCTAGGCAAGCAGGAAATAACATTGCCAATTTGAAAATTAGACCCGCCATTGGTAATGGTTACATTTACAACAGCGTTGCCAGAAACCGTTACGGTTGCTACAAGCCCAGAACCATTCCCACCAAATAGAGGAACATTGTTGTATGCGCCGTTTGTGTAGAGAGTACCGCCGACAATGGTTCCAAACGTTGCCGCGCTTGACGAAAAGGTGAAGTTGTTGACGCCAGAGCCAATTGCATTATTGTTAAGCTGCAGGTACTGAACGCCGCCAGAATAGCCGCTATAGAACGTGTTTTCGTTGTCTTGGGTGGTCAAAAATGCCCCGCGACACGGCCCAGACAGCGTTGAGGTTACCTGCTTGTAGCCAGCCATCTTGCGAGGACGGCCTCGCTGGAAACGAACCCATTGGCCATTGGTATAAAAGTTTACGTCAAAGACAGTTCCGTCTCGCTGGATGCCAGCAAGGGTGTCAATTGCAAAAACTTTTGCGGTCATCAGAATACCCCGCCGCTCACACCGCCAGAAAACACACCTGTACCAGTGACGGTAATGCCAGTGGCGCTAAAGTGACTTCGCTGCACACCGAGAATGGATATGCCAAATTGACCGGCTGTTGGCCGATAGATGCCGGTTGATGGCTCAGAACTAAAATAAATGGACGGTGACGTCACAGAGCCATCGGTCAAGGCAAACACAATTGATCCAACTTGCGATGTATTGGCATTCAAGAGTGTGGTGCCATCGCTGATCAAAGTTGCCTGATTTCCGCTTGGGATAGTGACAGTATTGGCCCCGGCAGCAGATGTCTTGATGGAAAAGGTGTACGCATTCCCGGGGGAATTTGTCGTCTGGTTACTAACAACAAGCAACAAAACAACCGGAGGGATCACAACAGTGACGTTGCCCGTCAAAACCCCCGTGTAGCTTTGGATGAAGTTAGACGCCTCGGAAGACGTCAGGGTGTAGGTGCCGTTGGTTGTTGCCTTGGTCAGGGTGGTAAAGGTATACGTTGCGCTCTGACCGTATCCGACAGTACACCAAGCCGATCCAGTAGAGACAATAAAGGCCGCTTCACTGGGGTTGAACGTAAATGCAGACTGGCCATCAATCAACTGCAACGAGGTGGTATTGACAGTAATACTGCCAGTACCATTGTTCTTGAGCATGATGAAGTAGTTGTTCCCAACTGACCCCGCATCAGGCAACGTACACGTTCCGGTTCCCCCGGTCCAATACTGAACGCTGGCTCGATCTGCATCCGTAAACGTGTAGCCAGTAGTAAAGCCAGTAACAGGGTGACTCTGGTTCAGCGTAGCTCCAGCCGCCAACAAGCCATAGCCAGCCAAGGTAGCTGCATCGGCAGACGAGGTGCCTACGCCAAAGGCAATGTTGCTCCACACGCCTGCATCGGTCGATGTATCGGTGATGTAGATGTATTTGGACTCACCAGCAGCGACGGTAATGATCGTGCCAGCCCCGGCGTAACTCTTGACCGTAAAGGAGTTTGCGCCTATGTTGCGGATCAACGCATCGTTGCCGACAGAACTCTGACTGGCTGGCGGCATCAGCAGGCTCAACCCAGCGGTCGAGGCAGTAACGTTCATGATCCGCGCAGCGTAGTCACTCGTTGCGTTGCCGTTGATAGGCCACTGCAACTGAGTGTCAGCCGTCATCGTGACGGTGCGATACGAAACGTCAGTAGGCTGGATCGTGTTGCCGGTAAAGGGGCTATTGAAACTCATATTAAGTATCCAAAACCGTTGCCTGTCGGTCACCGATACGTTGCGTATCTTCAGCCTTCAGCGTATTGATGATCAGGTCGTACTGCTGTTGCCACATCCCCATGCGCTCGTCGTTCTTGAGATATGGCATGGCTTGGAGCAGCGTGCCATACAGCAAGGCTTGAGGCGCATAGATGGTGAACCAGTTGGTCTGGTTTGACGAATCTAGAGGCTGAACACGTTCGTAGTACAGAACCTCATAGGTGTATGCTGACGTTGGCGTAGGTGCTACCAGCCAATGCGTGTAGTCATAGTCAGCATAAAACTGAGGGAGTGCTGTAGTTGCAGGGCTCGGCCAATACTCGCGCAAATACTCGTACTTGCGAAGAAGAACAGGGTTCCTTGCGCCTGTTTCATCCACGATGTTCATGGAAACCGTCTTGTGCCAACGAGCAGGCTTATCAATCACAGCCTGATTTGCAACCATATTGCTTTGAGCAACAGTCAGATTGCCAAGAAACTTGATCTGAGCCGCAATGACTTGTTCGGCCAACATGATGAATGTCGGTACAAGTGCAATAGTCTGCTCATCAGTGCGGTCTAGATAGAGAAGAACGTCAGACACTAGAGTGTCGTATGTCATGGCAACTGCGGTAGTCATGTGACCTCCTATTTGCTATACCAGTTTGCGCCAAACTCGAGAATAGCAAACACAAACACCGCTACAGCCCATGCACCAATCCCGCGATTGATCCATTTCTCAACCTTGGCATCACTCGAGGATTGACGAGCTTCAAGGGAAATAATCTTGAATTCGCACTGCCCGAGACGCTCTCCTTGAGTAGCCTGTCGCTCTTCAAAAAGGATTAGTTTTGAAATTGCATCATGAAGTTTGTCCACTTTTGCTTCGAGACGTCGGAAGTCTTCTATCGAAAATGAATCCATGATGCTATAAAAATAGGGCTATATCCGCATTTTAGGCTGTAACAGGAGATGGCGGTGAAGTTTGGATCATTGCAAGAGCGGTCTTCTCGACATCATTGACTCGCCGACTCCAGCCCTTGCCAAAGGTATTCCACGTTGGCAAGCCCTGCAGGAACTTGAGTCGCTGGGCGCAGTATTCTTTGACCAAGACGTCTGGCTGCTTCTCTGCAACCGCACCAAGGGTTGCTGGACCAATGGCCCCGTCTGCAGCAGTACCTGCCGCTGTTTGTAGCCATTTCACGGCCCTCGAAACACCGCTGTTGACAGATGCATCAAACACGCAGTAGTCAACGCCAGCCGGGAGATTGTCTCCCTTGACCCGGGCCCAATAGTTGGCTTGGTACAGCGGGGCCACCGCATCAGGCTTGAGTGCCTTCATATCAGCCTCAGTGACTGGGTGCTTGACCCAATCCTCCCAGACCCTTTGAGTAACGCCTAGATTGGTCCTGCCCCCCGGATCAGACGGATGGTTGACATAGCCACCTTCGTGCTTGAGCAA